CGTTTCTCTTATACATTTTTTTATTTGTTTTTCATTCATTTCTCCACAGTCTTTTATATTCTCTGGATATTGAAACCTTACTACGTTAAAAAATCTTTCTAGGTATTTTGTTCCCTTTATTCCACATTCATCGTTATCAAGTGCGCTAACTACAGTTGTTATGCCTTTATCTTTTAACTTCTTTGTTTGTTCATCCGATATGTGCCATCCTAATATAGCAACTACATTTTTTATATGTCCTCTTGTTCTTATTGCTAGATAGTCCATGAAACCTTCACAAATATATACCACGCTGTTTTCTGAATAATTACCGCACAATGTATCACGTTTTCTAAAACCATCATTATACAGATATTTTCGTTTTTTTTCTACCTGCTTATTCATTGTTCTTCCAACCCACCCCCTAAATTCTCCATTATCCAATATGGGGAATAATACTGGATAGCTCAAGCTGTAGCTTGCCTTACAACGCCCTATATTCAACGCTCTTGCGCTAAATCCACGTTTAGCCATATATTCTGCTACTTGCTTTTCTTCTGCCGTTCTAGGTGTATTCCAGTCTGTTTCATGTAACCCATAATAATATGTATATGCTTCACGAATAGAATTTTTACTATGTTTCTTTCTTCTGTTTCGTACTTTAACTTGTATATTTTTTACTTCATTGCTTCTAACTATTTTTTCGAGTAGTACACAACACTGTAAATCATTTAATTTTGGGTTTGCAAACTTTACAAAATCATATGCGTTACCTTGTACTCCACACCCAAAACAATAAAAACTTCCTTCTGCTAAATTTACAACCATACTTGGGTTTGCATCATCGTGGAATGGACAAACAATTTTTATTTGTGTACTTTCTGTTTCATAGATTAGTCCATAATAGATTAGAACTCTTGCTAAATCGTTTCTGTTATATTTCCTCTGCATCCTGCTTCATTTCCGTTATTTTAATGTATGGTTCTTCTAACTGTAATTCATAGCACCCTTTTATATCCCTTACTTTTAGCTCTCCTAATTCGCTAAGATTATTTAATTTATCACTGTCAACCTCTTCCATTACGTCAATGAATTTCTTGAACGTCTTAGCATCAACTCCACATTGTTTCAAATACTCAATTAAACCTTGCATATTGTTTATAGTGTATGTTTTATTTATAAACTGTTTTATTAAACTTTTAGGAATCCTTTGTTTTAACTTTTCTATATCCCATATAATCTTTTTTGTTCTTACTTTTGTTACTTTTATGCTTTTATCTCCAACACCAATATCAAAAGTATTTACATTATCTTTTAAATTACTAAACATGAAGTTAGAAATTGCAAGCTGTTCCTTTTTTCTTGTTTCATTATAATACTTGTCAAATTCTTTCTTTTGTTGTTGGAGATTATAAAGATTTTTTACACTTCTGCTAATGTCCTTCATGTTCACTTTCATATTTTTCACTTACGGCCTTTCTACCATATTCTGTTCTCTGATTTTTAAGATATTTGTTAATGTCCATTGGATAAAAACCATCAACTTCTTTAATAAAAAGTAACTCTTCAAAAGGTAACTCAAATGTATTGCCAAAAAAGCTTTCTGCTCTTACAAGTTTTTTCTTTCTGTTTACGGCGGTTACTTTTGCTGTTCTAAGTTTTCTATATATATTTCCGTCTTTTGCTTCAACATAATGAATAAACACTACAAAAGAGCCAACCTTTAACACATTTTCAAAAACACTTTCATGTTTTGGTTTTGAATACTTATCAATGATTTCATCAAGTGTTTTTGCAAATGGTAACGGATAAAGCCTGTTTTCTTCATGCTGTACAAATTTCTTTTCCTGTTTTGGTTTTTCAATTTCTTTATGTTCCTGTAATACCGGTGCATCCCACTTTTCTTCTTCTGTTTCAACTTCCTGTTTTACTGGTTCTGCACTTTCTTCAATCTTTTTGTCAATATCTTTTTTATCATCTTCATACCACATAAGTCTGTCAATAAGTTCTCCTTTATTAAATTTGTGTCCTTTGCTTTCAAGCGGCATCTTTCTTTCTCTGCACATCTGTTTTAATTCTGCTACTTTCATTGCTTCTAATTCTGTTTTATTCATGTTTTTGTTCTCCTTACTTTTGTTTTTCTTTATTATAACATCTATATTTGATTTTGTCAACCTACCAATTTAAAAATTTTAAAACATATCCTATGACTATAATACTTGGAATGGGTAGCCAAATAGGTGCTGTTCCTAACAATAAGTTTTTTAACTTCATGTTTCATTCTCCTATCTATGTAAACTTGTTTTCTGCATGTTCAAAAATCTATAAGACATATTGTTTACCTCATGTGTTTTCTGTTCTTCATTTAATAAACCAAAGTCTTTCATAGCTGTTAAATATCCATAACAGTTTGCCATTGCTTCACTGTATGTCATTAAACTTCTTTTCACAGCTACCATTTGCGTGTTCTCAAATTCTTTATATTTTTGCATCATTTTGTTTTCCTTTCTTTTGTTTCCTTTACTTTATATACACTCCTTAAAATGTAAAATTACTTATTATTGATTTATACTCTTCATCTGTTAAAAGTTCCATATCCCAAAATGCTCTTGCATATCCAACAAAATGCGCTCTGTATTCACCTTCATACCTCGCAAAATCTTCACATGTAATTAAACCGCTAATATACTGATTATATCTATGTTTAACTCTTTTAAGTATAAACGTTCTTCTTTCTTCAATTTTCTTTAATGCTAATGTTTTCATATTGTTTACCCCTTCTCTTTTGTTTTTCTTTATCTTATGTATTTATTATACATCAAAGGGTTGAGCTTGTCAACCCCTTTTCGATATTTTTTTATGCAATACAAAACCTTTTTGCTGATTCTTTTACAATCTGTGAACCATATTTTGTTCTGATATCTTCCATTGTTGTTTTGCCACTTCCTTTTACTACTTCTTCTGGATTGTGCCAATACCACATTTTCTTTTTACTCGCCCATCTAAAGCCATTTGCTTTCAATTCTGTTTTGCATCCATATGTATTTCCGCTTACCCAAATCCATGAACCACAAATTTCTATGTCAATATTCAGATTGATAATACTGTTAATAACATTTCTTAACATTTCATCTTCTGCCATGTTATATTTACTTTTATTTTCTGATGTATCACTGTTTTTAAGGACTTTAAAAAGTTCCTCATATTCTACATTGATAATTTTGATTGCTTCATCAGAGCCACCGTTATCTGGATGATTCTCCTTTACAAGCCTTTTGTATTCTTTTCTTAACTGCTCTAATGTTTCAATGTTTTTAAAATATTTCATAACTTTTGTCCTCCAAAACTTTTGTATTACCTTGTTTATGATTATATTATAACACATTACGAACAAAAGTCAATAGCTTTTATAAAATAATTAAAAATATTTTTAAACATAAAATAAGCTATATATTACAATATTACTATAATAGTATTATATATAATATATAGCTTATATAAATATTACTTATTCTTTTTATGTTCTTTCATTTGTTTTGATTCTTTGTTTGTATATTCTTCATTGTATTTCTTTTTATATTTTTCGTGGTATTTATCTTGCATACTGTGAATACTTACTGCATTATACCCTGTTCCATTAAGCTGTTCATGCATCCTGTTTATCTTTTTGAGTTCTTTTGTAACATCTTCTACAAGTGTACTAATGTATTCAGCGTCCGCAATTAAGCCAACATTGATGCACTTTTGCCACATTTCCTCATAAAGTTCTTTTGTTTCTTCTTCCCATTCTTTGTACTGTTCTATTGCACTTTTTACAAATTTTGGTAAAACATTGTCGTTTACATCTTCTGTTGTGTATTTACTCCATTCTCTTGGGATAAACTGTATCACTTCTACTTGGTGTACCGGAATAAGCTTTTTATGAATGTTTATATATTTGTGGTGTAACTTTCTTCCTTCTGCTACTTCACACATATACTGATATTCTAACTTACGCTTAAAACCTTGCAATCCGAGGAAACAAAAGTAATCTGCAAGCTGTTCATGAAAACATAATGCTTTTTTCATATGTTCATCAAGTTCTACATAAATCTGTTCTGCACTTTGTTCTTTTTCACGCTTGTTTACATTCATTCCTGTATATGTTCTTTGCATACCTTGTTCATTCTTTCTACTCCATGGCTGTTCTTCTTGTGTTCCTGTTTGTTCCTGTTCTGTTACTCCATATTTTACGCCGTTTCTTTCATACATAACTTGCACCTCCTACGCTGGTATTGTCGGAAAATTAAATCCTGTCTTGCACAATTCACAACTACTTACCGTAAACACACCAGTATCCGTTGCTACATTTGTATGGTATACTCTTCTGCTTCGTATCTGATCTGCATGGACATTGTTTCCAATCCTGTTCCTCAGAACATATTGTGTTGTTCCTGCCCCTATTGTGATTGCTACAGTATCAGCACTTGTTATATCTGGTATTGTTTGTGCAATACAAATACATACTTTTTCTTTGTTACTATATGTTGCCTGTGGTATATTTAGCACAAGAACATTATCTACTAATGTCACACTATTTGTTTTTACAAAATGTATGCAACCACCACAGCCACAACCATTATTGTTATATAAATTACATGGCATATATATTACCTACCTTTCTAAACGTTCTAATTAAACGAATAAGGGCGGTTATTCACCGCCCCTACAAATTCATCACGCATAAGCGGAAAACCTCTTAAATCTTAAAATACAAGCTCCTAGCCGTATCCTAGCATCCACATCCATTATTGCAAGCTGTTCCATAATGTGAAAACAACTGTGCGCTTTCATACGGACTGCAAGTTTGATATGCAGGAATAGGCGTAGGTCTGAGAGTTGCAATCAGTGTTGCATTTTGTGCCTGCTGGCTTAACTGGAAGTTTGCTGTCTGTAACTGGTCACGTAAGCTCTGAATCTCATTCTGAGTCATTAACGCTCTTGTTGCATCTCCATCCGCTTTGATTGCATTTACGATATCACAAGTGTTTCTTGCGTTCTCATACCGTACTGCATCAATACTTCTTTGAGTTGTGCAACAACAATCGGAAAGCTGTGTTGCAAGTGCGTTTGTGTTCTGCATACCTGCTACAGCTACATTGTTAATTGCTTGCTGTGTTCCATTAAAACCATTCAGAAGTGAAGTATTTACTGCATAGAAGCCATCACATAAACCACTCTCTAACCCATTCAGTTTATTCATTACTGCTTGGTTATCAAAGCCTCTCTGGATTGCGCTGTCGGTGTATGCGCTTGCTGTACTATTCATTCCATTACCTCCCCAGTTACCAAAGTTTCCACCCCAGGCAAGAAGAAAGAAAAGGAAAAAAATCCAGCTTCCGTTGCCATCTCCAAACATACCATCGTTGTCCCGTCCTAGTGCTAATGCATCTGCTACACTAAGTCCATTTCCATCCATACTCATAATAAGTACCTCCTTAAATATTTATTTATATAAACCATAAGGTTCATACCTACTTAATACCAAACATTTTCTTAAATTGCTGAAACTGTTTTAAAGCCTGTTGCATATCAATTCCACGCTGTTTGCACAGGTTCTCTGCTGTTTGTTCTAATTGCTGTTCACTCTTTCCCTGTGCCATTTGCTGTGCCCTCTGAAAAAGAGGATTGCTATTAAAGTTTTTGTTCATCTTCTTTCACTCCTTTTAATTCAAGAATCTGATTTTTTAATATTTCTATAGCCTGTTCAAAATCACTTTGTAAAACATAATCTGTATTTTGTTTTTGTTCTTTTATGTTTTGCTCCTGTAATGTATATACCTTTAATTCGGCACTACCATCTAGCATTATTTGTTTTGTATATATCCTTTTGTTTGCAATATCAGTAAATACAAACATACTACCGTCTAAATCTATCATAGCTGCTTTAGCTTCATCGTAACTGGATACTGGTCTACCTTTTAACATTTGTATGTTCTGTTGTTGCTGACCTTGCATCACATTCTGGTTGTACATATTATTATATTGCCCTTGTAATTGTTCCATTCTGTTTTGCGTTAGCTGTTGTTGGTATGGACTCATTCCAACTCCATATGGTGTATAATTGTACATCACTTTCACTCCTTTCTGCTATGACTACATTGTAGCACATATATATTATGCAATGTTCCATAAAAGTATCTACTTAGTTACATTTTAGTGTAATAAAAAAGGAAGGTCATTTGACCTTCCTAAAATGCTTTACCAATCTTCATCAGAATTTTTCTATGCTTCTTTTTAATCGTTGTTTCTGACATTCCTAATGTATCAGCAATGTAAAGCAAACTCTTTTCTTCTTTGTAATGCATCCATAGAATTTACTTTTCCTCTTCTGATAGCATAATTTGCTCTAACAGATTTTCAAAATCTTTTACGTTTGTTATCTCTCTTAGTTTCTTTCTTGTTTCACTGTTTGCTTTATCCATTCTTTACACGCCCCATATACTTACCGCAAACTGGACAACGCTTTGTTCCGCTTTTAGTTTTTCCAGATTTTGAAACTTTTGTTCTTGTAACCCTTGTCGACTTCGTAACGTGTATACTTGCTTTAGACGGCATTATTTACTTTCACCACCTTCATTGTGAACTGCATTATCATTGTACTGATTGCCATTTACATCATTATATTCTGCATTTGCATTATCGCCTTTCGTATCAATGTCCACATCTTTTGTCGTGTCATATGTTTCCACATAGTCAAATTGGCTTTCATAGTACACAAATCCTGCATAGCATACGATTGCTTCTAAGAACATTAAAACGATTAAAAGTACAATGATTTTATCTTTTTTTCTATTTGAATTTGCATATTCCTTTTGTACATCAATCAATATTTTTTTCTGTTTCGTTTTCCATAATTATTCCTCTTAAATTATAGCTTGTTTATATTCTTCATTTACTTTTCTATATAGCGTTCCTGTTATATATTTACCATCTACTTTTAAATACATCATAGCTGTTTTTTGTTCTCCGCTATCTTTTGTATAACAGTTTGCTTTTAATTTGTAAATAGCGTATACTATAACATTAGACTTTAGCACAAGGTTTGAATCTATATAACTTCCAGTTCCATCTGTTTTCGTATTCCATCCCAAAAATTCATAGTTTGCTTTTTCTGCAACTGGCATAGAACCAACCTTTTCACCATAATAAATATTTTTTGTATAAGTGTTTCCACCATTTACAGAACCACCATTATATACGGCATTATATATTATTGAAACCTTTACTCTTTTCCATACCGCATACAACGTTGTATTTCCATTCGTCCCTCCCCAGTTCTGGTTTGGTTGATAACTAGCTGTAGTTGCTGTACCAGACTTGCTCCAACCTAAAAATGTATAACCTTCTCTTATCGGCTTTACTGAGGAAAGCTTCATATCATATCCATAATAATGATATTGTGCGCTTGGTGCGCCTGTTCCACCATTAGCATTGTAGAATACACCGTATCTTGGTCTTGCAAGAACATTGAACGATAATTGCGCTCTTGTGCTTCCTCCGGCACTTCCATAATAACCTACTTGCGTACCATATGCGTTACAATATATTGTATGTGTTTTATCATATGTTTCTCTGTTAATCATAAAACTTCCAGAAACTTCGGCAACTTTCCACCAATTATGTCCGGGGTCTGATGTTAACACACCTGTTGCACTGTTTCCACCATCTACAGATATTCCAACGCCCCACTCATAAGCCTGTGTCATTTCTACTCTCGCATAGTAATCTATACGATACTGTGAATCATTTATAGAATATCCGTTTGCTTCAAAGTACCCTCTGTATCGCATATATTGATTTCCAGCGATAATGACATCACCTGTATATGTGCTTGCCATTTATTCCACCTCCTATGATACGATACGGATATAGATATCCCCATCTTTTCCAAGCGAATTGTCTGGTACATCTGTTCCGCTTCTAATTGTTGGTAAACTGTTTTTCAAATCTGTTATCTGGTTTTGTAAACTTCCTGCAACATCTGTTCCCAACTGTCCTTTTATCGAATTAAACCAATTGTTAAACATCGAAGTAAATTGTAAAAACAAATTTGATTCATCAATTTGCTGTACCACACCTTCAACAAAGCCACAATATGTTTTATCCGGTCTGCGGTCTGTTATGTTTGCATTTGTTATAGTAGCAACGCCTACTCCAACATCTATAGAAGCCAACACCAATTCATGCACTGTTCCATCATTTACTGGTGTTATATTAGATACTGCTTCTTTTTTGTTTACTTTGATTTCTCTAGTTGAAAGGTTTAATGTACAGCAAATCAAATCTACAATTGAATAAGATGTACTATTCGGATTTAATGTTATGTCCATATCCTCTGTAAGCTCATAGTAATATCCATCTATATAAGCCTTTCCTGCTTTTACTGTTACTGTTAACCCATCTTTTGCAATTACTTTTAATTGGTCTGTTGGTGTTACATATACCCCATCACCGATAAACTGCGAAAAATAGTTTGCAAAGTCTGATGCATCATATACTCTGTCATATACACCACCAGACTCCAATGCATTAAAAAATCCATTTCTTTCTGCCATCATTACACTCCTTTCTAAAAATGATAAATATTTTACATTTTATAAGTACCACGGATATAAAAATCACAACTTACATCACATGCTCCATTCTTGTTAGATACAATGATAAACGTAACATATGGAACACCATTTAATATCTTATTATTAACAATATTTATATACGGAAGACCGGGTGCGCCATTTCTATTTCCAGTTGCCAATATTTGTTCAATTTTTGTTACTTTAAATGGTAGTCCATTCGGATACCATGTAGATTCATCTGAATAAAACCAACCATTACTAGACCCATGAGAAGTTACAAAAGTATCGTTTTTTCCATATATACGCCACACTTCAAAATCACCATTGTTATACATTCTATATTTCCAATGGTATTTACCTTCTTGCTCTTGCACTACACCTTCTCGTGAAATATATACAGAAATTTTATCTTTTAATTGCGCTATATCATTTTGTAACTGTTCTATTTTATTAACATTTTTTTCAGAAACTAAATCAATATATTTAATATTATTTGTATTTCTATATAGCTCTACTTCATTTTGTTTTATCTGCTCCGTTACATCCTTTTGTATTGTTCCATATGTAAATTCAATATCTACTATCTTTCTGTTTCCCTCTTCGGACATTGTTACCTCCGTTATTTGTGCATCTAAAGATATATCAAGTTCTTTATCTTCAACGGTAACAAAATCACCTAAATAATAATCTTTTCCATATACATATTGCTTGTTTGCTTCTGTTAATGTGGCTGTATAACTTTTTGTTTTATTTGCTTCTGCAAACTTTTCTTTTGCCCTTTGTTTTATTAACTCTTCATACTCTTCATCAGTTAACGTTGTTCCACTACTGCTTTCACTTTGTATGTCTCTTGCATCAATCCATAATTCACTTCTGTTCCAACCCTTTTGTACATTTCCGTCGTCTTGATATGTTTCATACCAATAACGTTCATCACCCATTCCCTCTCCTGCCACATATGCGACATTACAATATTCTTTATTATCAAGAGTATAATCTGTTCTTGCTATATTGCTAAGATTCTGTGAAAAAACGACTATTGGTAATCCATATGGATTATTACTTCTCGTTCTATAGTTTCCTGTCGTTATAACAAGATTCCATTCAGATATATTTGTTTCTACACCGTCGACAACTTTTGTTGGCTCTACAATTGGTGTAAAAAACATTCCAAGTTTATCTTGTTCCAATACCTCTTCTATAATATCCCATAAATATCCACCAGTTATTTGTTTCTCTATATTGCTTGTAACATAATCTATCATGTTTGCATCTTCGTAACTGATTTTTATGTTGATGTACCTATTACTGTTTTTATTCTTTGTTATCTCACTTTCTATAAGCTCTTTTACAAGTCCTGCTGTATTACCTTTATAATTTATTGTACCATTTACAATTCTTTTTGTCAAGATAAAATTTGCAAGCCTTCCAGAAATGGTTGCTACCCTTTCATATTCACTATCACTCTGTTTTTTTATGTTTTCTATCTTTCCGAATACAATCCCATCAAACAATATAAAGTAAGTCTTTGTATCATCCAATAAATAAAGGTTTTCATCCACAAGCCTTATATTCACTTTAAACGTCCCAATACCTCTGAATTTTTCTGTATACTGTGAAAAGGTATACTTTTTTAACAAGGCTATCTTCTTTAAATTACTGTCCAATATTTCTATCATATTACATACCTTTTAAATTAAAATACCTTTCTGTAAATTCTATAGACACCTCTATGTTATTAACATAATCTTCTGCTACGGAATATGCATAAAAGTTACTTCCTTGTTTTATCTGAAAAAAACTACTTTTTGATTTTAAATTTCCAATTATAGAAATATCCGTTGCTGTAGATATATCATGTTTTATTGCATTTTCCTCACCAATATCTGTTTTTATTGTTATATAGTCTCCGTTATCTAATGTTACACCGTCAAACTCTAAAAACTCATTTGTATTAACATTATAAATTTTTGGATTTTTTACAACCCCTCCATTTGCTTTTATTCTTATAATACATCCAACATCTGCGTCACCGCTGTTTTCTATATTTATAGACTGTCTCCTAAATATCTCACCAAACATTATTTTTTCCGGTGGAATAATTAACGGAAAATGGAAGCCGCCAGAAATTGCCGCAAGATTTACATGCTTACTTCCTTTGTAAAACAATGGGTTATAACACTCAAATTCTAAGGAAAAATAACATAGCACCTCATTATTTTCTTTCATATCTGTAGAATATTTCGGTGATTGTGTTGGTCTTGCTTTAAGAAAGTATTCACCAACTATAATCAAAACATCTTGATATACAGATATAAGTTTGTCTAATTTCATTTTATTTTCTTGAATAGCTTTTTCCTGCTTTTCAAAATATTCTTTCCATGTCATTCCGATAATTTCTTCTTGCTCTAAATTAGCTGTAATATAACCAGTAACGGTAGGTTTTCTTGTTCCTACCGTTACACCAGATAATGTCGTACCAACTTGAAACGGTACTCTATATGAATCCATGGAAACAGATGGCATATCCCAGTCAATTGTATCAATAATAAAAGGTGGTTTGTCTGCAACAAATTCTAAGATATCATTTGTTTTCATATTCTGTATACTTAATTGTTTTATCAACTTTTTATCACCTCTTTATATTCCATATAAAAGCTCTTTTTTTGCTCTTTTCATTTGCCTTGCATACTCATATGCATCCGGCTTCGTGTTGTAGAAGTTAAACGTATCACCGCCCTGTCCTCTACGTCCTTCATTATACTCTTTGTTTTCCTGTGCTGTCAATACTCTTTCTCCTTTATGAAGCTCTGCAATATATCCATTATACGGAACATAATCGAGTCCGTTTGCGTGTCTGCCTTTTACGCTTGCGGCGGCACTCTTAGCACTGTTAGCACTTCCTACAACATTATTAAAACCTTCTATTATTCCAGAAATGAAAGATTTTATGGAGCTTGCAAAACCAGATACCCATCCGAGTATAGAATTTCCTACACTTTTTATTCCATCCCATAATGCATTAAAAGCCGCCGCACCTATGCTTCTAAGTTGTGAACCTAATTGTTGTACTTTTGCAGGAATTTGAGATAATATACCCCATACCTTTGAAGGTAAGCTTGTAACAATTCCAACTACTGTAGAAACAAAACTTGTAATTGCGGCACGTCCACTTGATACCATTTGTGAACCCCATGCAACAACTTTTTGAAATGTTTGTGCAAGAAAATTCCATATTCTACCGGGTAACTGTGAAAAAAAATCTCCAACTGTTTGTAAAAAGTTACTTCCAACTTCTATTCCCTTTTGTACCATATTAGAACCCCATTCAGTTACCTTGTTATATGTGTTTACAAGCCACTCCCATACCCTGTTTGGTAATTCTTGGAAGAACGTTACAACACTGTTTATAAACTCTGGTATAGCTGTTGTAGCCCATTCTATTGCACTGGTCGCAAATAGATATAGATGCCCTAACATTTCTCCTACCATAATTCCTAAATTGTTAGGTAACTCTTGTAAAAATGTTATTACATTTTGTACAAAACTTGGAATGGTTACTGTTGCAAATTGCTCTATTCCTTGTGGTAATGTTACTGTAAAAAATTCTATAACATTTTGCACTATCTCTTGACATTTATCCTTAAATTCTCCAATCTTTTGTTTTGCATTTTCAAAGACTTCTGAAATTTTTTCCTTAAATATTTCAAAAGCTTGTGGCACTGTTTCTGTAAAAAATGTTTTTAAATCTTCTACAAGACTGTTTATGAAATTTCTAAACGTTTCGCTTTTTTTGTACGCTATAACAAATGCCGCTACAAGCGCTGTTATAGCCGCTATTACTAACGTTATTGGACTTGCTAGAAATCCTATCGCACCAGCTAACATTGTCACGCCAGTTGAAGCTCCTGCGGCACTCAATGCAGTTGCATTTAATCCAAAAGCAAATACTGTAGACAATGCACTTCCGACTGTTGTTATAATTCCTATAACAGAACTAAGTAAAGAAAACACTTTAGAGCCTATCAACATTACTGGCGCAATTGCTGTAAGTATAAGTCCTATTTTTACAATTAAATCTTGTTGCGAATCTGATAAACTGTTAAACTTTTCTACAAGTCCTGTTATCCATTCTGCCAACTCTCTTATGTATGGTGTTAATCTCTCTCCTATTGTTATTCCTGCACTTTCCAACGCACTTTTCAATAATGTTACCGCGCCACCCAAATTATCCTGCATTGTATCTGCCATTTCTTGTGATGCACCAGTACAATTCTGTATGCTTTCTGAAAGCTTTTGATAATCTTCGTCACTCGCATTAACTATCGCAAGTAACCCTGACATTCCTTCCTGCCCTGCTAACATAGCCGCATAACTAGCTTTTTGGTCTTCTGTCAATCCAGACATAGAACTTCTAACTTGTCTTAAAACATCATCTAAACTTTTCATAGAGCCATCAGAATTTGTAACACTTATTCCTAATGCGTCCATTGCTGTACCAGATTCTTTTGTCGGCTTCACAAGCCTTGTTATTGTACTTCTTAATGCTGTTCCTGCCTGTTCACCTTTTATACCTGCATTTGCCATTAACCCTATAGCAACCGCTGTATCTTCTATACTGTAACCCATTGCACCTGCTATTGGTGCAACATACTTAAAAGTTGCACCCATTAACGAAACATTTGTATTGCTTCGTGAGCTTGCTTCTGCAAGAACATCTGAAAAATGTTCTGCATTGCTTACTTCTACATTGTATCCATTTTTTAAAACTTTTGTTGTACCATCAGCGGCAAGACCAAATGCTGTCATTGCATCAGTTACAATATCGGATACAGTACCTAAATCTTCTCCACTTGCGGCGGCAAGGTTCATAACACCAGAAATACTATTCAGCATATCTTTTGTATCCCAACCTGCCATTGCCATGTATTTGAAAGCTTCGGCACTTTCTGTCGCACTAAATTTTGTTTTAGCACCCATTTCTATTGCTTTATCTCTTAACTGCGTAAATTGTGTTCCTGTTGCTCCGCTTATCGCTTTTACTTCGGACATTGCACTATCAAACGAGCTTGCTACTTTTACAGCCGCTGTTCCAACGCCTAATAATGGTAATGTTACGCCCTTGGCTAGTCCACTTCCAACGGTATTTAAGGCACTTGAAAATCCTTTAAATTTTTGTCCTGCTGTTGCGCTTTTATCTCCAAATACCTTTAAATCATTGTAGGCACTTGCAAAACCTTTAGAGAATTTAGAGGTATCTAATTCGAGGTAAGCTATAGCAGAACCCATGTTTATTGCCATGATTATTTACCTCCAAAATTTTTATAAAATTCCGTAAAATTACTATATTCTTCTTGTTCTTCTTCTCTTTGTTCTCTATATATTGGTTTCTCTTCGTTTTGTAAACGTAACATTATTTCTGCACATGCTTCATTAAAACAAAAAGCTGTATAAATGTCCTCTATGCCCATAATATCACTAGGCAGACAATTATACAGCTTTGACATGGACAGTATACTCTCTATCTTTTTACTCTGTACGAAAGGATTCTAATGCTTTTACCCCCTGTTGAGAATAATTAAATAAGAACATCATTTGTTCATCCGTAAGCTCTAAACCTACACTTTTAAGCTCTTCATATGTTGGTTCTACAAGCGTTTCCTTTGCGATAAGGTCTAATACATCATACAACTGTTTCATTGTATCTTCTTCCTCTGCATCAAGTCCTGCACCATTTTGCAAAAACAGCTCATTTGCTTTTACAAGTAGTGAATTAGGAATCTTTCCCTGTTTCGCCATTCCTAATATAGACGGACGTTTTAATCTTGCAATAAGCGGTTGCCCTTCTGCAAAAGGCGGCATCTCCACAACTGTTCCATTTGCATAATTTTTTAAATCTTCAATACTTGTTACGTTTACTTCTCTCTTTTTTACTGCCATGTTATGTTCTCCTTATTTATTTTATACTGTTGTTAAAACACCATTATCTACAACCGCAATGCCACCTTCATCTGCTTCCATACTTTGCTGTTCTGCGGTAAATTCTGTCAAATTAGGTAACTGTTCTACATACTGTATCATATATGGCGCTTGCCCTGTTTTTGGTGCACTATTGATTGTATATTCTGGAACTCTAAATACATCATCCTCTGTATTTATTGTAACTGGTGTTCCTTGACAATTCGGATATGTTATCTTTTCATACATTGTAATTTGTCCAGATGCATCATACACCGCTGAATAACAATCAAGCTCAAACACTTCTCCTTTATCTGCGCTACCTGCAACTGGTGGCGTATATTTAAGTGTTGTTCCACTTCCTTCTATTGTTCCACCTTGAAAAATCTTTACAAGCTCTGGAATGAATACATTATCTGTTAATGTAATTTGATGCCCGGTAATTGTTGTCGTACTTGGTTTCTGTGCTAACAATTTTCCTAACTTTACAAGCTTAATCGCATCTACTGTATCTGTTTGTGGTTCTACACCAATCTTATTAGCCGTATCAACTGCAATCTCCATTCCACTATCTTCTGTGCCAGTTCTTACTACAACAAGTGCAACGTCTATGGTAGGAATACCTACAGCTTTCTTTTTTGTTCTAGACATTATTTATTCTCCTTTCAATATTGTTCTATCTTTCTGCATCCTGCATACTGAAAACTCTTCATATGTCCTTTTACATCAGAATCATAAAAGCTTGCTGTTTCATTTCCTATATACATTATTGTTGGATACATTTTTTTTAACTTTTGTTTTGTTTCATATATTAGACTTTCAAGCCTACTGTAATTGTTTTGCGGAACATAGCACATTATGGTATATAATGGTCTTTCACTTGATACAGTTAACGGAACTGTTATGTCTTCCAATTTAATAACCACATATTCTTTTACGCATTCTCCACTGTGCTGTGACGGAAAAAATGTTTCTGTTCCATCTTCCGCAATTGTATCATATATTTGTTTTAATATACTCATGGTCTTAAATACTTTAACAACTCCTTGTATCCTTCTAATACTTCTTTACTTTTCGCATTTACAGTCTTTTGTAGTATTGCATATCTTTTTTCATGGCACAATTCCAAATATACTCCATAATCAACGCCATGACCTATATAGACTCTTGTTTTATTGCTCAACGTTTCAACCCATCCTGTGAGCCTTTGCCTTGCATGACCTGTTCTATCTGTCCATGGTCTATTTTGCTTTGCATAATTTTGAAATTTCTTTGCACCTTCATTTGCAAACATTTTAATAGCAATTTGCGACTTTGTTTCTGCACTCTGTAAATTCGCTAAAAGCTTTGAAGCATCTAATCTAATTCCTGCCATCTTGTACCAACTCCAAAGATAAATCTACAACCATGTTATATTCTTGTATATTGTTCTTATCTACGATATTATATCTGTTATCATTTATTATAACAAACATTCCATTTTCAATTTGTTCTGAACCTTCCATACATATCATTAACATTGGTTGTGACTTTGCTCTTACTTTTGTTCCATCACTTATTGTTTGTGTTGTATATCCCTTTGTAATGTGGAATAAACCACTAACCTTTTGAATCTCTTCAATATCGCTAGTGGTTTCTCCATATTTGTCTGTTTTCTGCTTGTACACGGTATATTCCTCACCATGCATTTGAATCTCTCTTTTTACTTTGTAAAGCTCTGTAAAGAGCTTTCCGCTTCTCATATCAACACCCCACTATTTGTTTCAATATATTGAGATGCCAACATTTTAAAATAACTGGAACTATCTTTTGTGGTAAGTCCACTTACATTCAAGCCTGTAGTTTCTGCTTTTAATATCAGTCCTTCATAACTTGCTCTGTTCACATTCCCATTATTTTTTTCCAACAAATAGAGAAGTTCTTCGTTTGTAAAATACGGGGTTTGTTCTTCACGTAAATTAAATTTTAACTTTTCAAGATTGTCCATGTTAGCACCTCCAATATTTACATATTCTGTTCTCTAATGGCGTTTTGAATAATCTGTCTTGCTTCTCTTACATTCTTTGCGGAAGATGTATCAATGTTATGTTCTTCTGCATATTTCATAAGCTGTTCTTTATTCATTTCAGAAACCGGAACTTCTGTTTCTATAACTTCATGTTCTGCTTCTTCGGCAAAATCATCAACAACTTCTTCTTTTGTTTTCTTTGCTTCGTCTACAAGTCTATATCCTTTTTTCTTAAAAATACTATCATAAGCACTTTTAGAAACTTTGATATAGTGTCTGTTTTTTACTGCTTCTACAAATGCCATATTTTTTCCCCTCCTAAACTGTTGTATCAATAATATACACTTGGTCTGCTGTTGGGAAATCTGGCAAACAAATCATCGTCACTTTTGTTTCTACGGTAACTGGGTCTGGAACTTTAATAGTCGTAACGGCAACACCAGTGTCGGTAATATTTACATTTGCAACACTTCCTGCCATAAGGTCAGATTCTTCTGGTGTTGTTCCAAACCATGTGTTACCGAGTTTTCCAGACGGGAACATTACAAACACATCATCTGGGATATACTTCTGTGCTGTTCCATCTTCATCTTTATACCGTTTATCATTAACTGCAATCTCAAGTCCGAGTTCATCAGAAATGTATTGTTTGATTTTCTGGTCGGAAACAAATCCAACACCATCTGTAAGTGTAAGGATAGATTTTTTAATTTCTGTATTGATTCTGAAATTTGCAAATACTTTTGAATTACAAACTGCTCTTTCTGGTGTAACTCCGGTATCTTCTACAATTTTATTGATACCCTCTCTGATATCATTCATAATCGTTGCTGTTGGGTCACTCCATGACTTCTTAACTGTTACTTTGTGCGATTCTGGCATCTGATAATCATATTCATATGCCTGTCCATTGCCTTCCATAACAATAGTACCTGTAGTGAGTGCCATCATACGCATACGCTCTCTCTGTGCCGCCGCACCTTCAAGAAGTTGTGTTTCATCTGCAAAAATTCTATTTACAATTGCATCAATGTAAGCCTGATTTCCGCTTTCGATAACCTTGTTAAGTTCCTGTCTAAGTTCTTCATCAATATACAATGACTCTTTGAAAAATGGCATTTCTGCACTAAGCTTTTCAAAACCAATTCTGGCTCTTGGAATAGCCGCTACATCATATGCACTTGGTTTCAAAACTACCGGAAGTCCATTAGAACCCTTTAACCATTTAAGGTCGAGTCCGAGCTTTTTATCATCCGGGAAAAGTTCTTCCCCCATATATGGTTCTCTATCTTGTTGTAAAAGTTCCCAGTATGTTACTATTTCTTCACTAAGAATTAAATCATAAATAGTCATGTCTGTTTATTCCTCCTTATTTGTTATTAGCAAGCCACAAACTTAATCATTGGAAGTGCGGCTTTAACTTCTGCTGTGATTTTTGCTTTTGTTGTTTCATCAATTCGGTTTGTATTAACAAAGCCAAATAAAAGAACTGTTCCATTGTTATCATCGTCTGTTACATCAACGTCATGTAAAAGAATACCAACTGCATTTGAAGCTCCTGTTGTTGTAGCGGCTGGCGTAAATGCTGTTGTTCTTTCATCAAGATTTCCTGTTACTGGTGTCCCTGCTTTCGCAATTTTTCTTCCATTCTCAGCAACACCACAAGTAGTATCTACTACAATTCCCATAGATACCTGATGTTCTACTGCAAAAAGAATCTGATTTTTGTTTCCATATGTTTCTTTCATAATTCCTGTATTGTTAAACATTTATTTTCCTCCTTAATATTATTTGCTGAAATAATGACTTTTTGGTTTTGCTCTGTTTGCAAGTAATCTTTCTGCCATTGTTCCTTTGTTCTTGTTTTTCTGACCGTCTGCGTTCTTATTATCATCGGTGTTTGTTTCCGGCTTTTTGTTTACTCTTTTTCTTGTTACTGTTCCTTTTTGCTTTTCTTCTTCTTCATCTTCATTTGAAAAATAAATCTTTCCGCTTGTACTATCTTTAATTTCTGCAATAATAGCGTTGATATCTTTATCTTTTGTTACCTTCGCTTTTGCAATAATTACCAAATCATCTACAAGCTCTGGTTTAGCTCCTAATTGAATTGCAGATAACTTTGCTTCTGCAATGATACGAGCTTCACGTTCTGCGACAAGCTCTTTTGTTGTGGCTGTAAGAGTATCATTTGATTTCTGTAAATCCGTTTTATTTTTTTCTTCCTCTTCTTTTGCTTTTGTAACAATACCTTTAAGAGTATCACCATCTTCAACACCTAATTCTTTCAAATACTCTGCAATTGCTTCATTCTTTACTTTCTCAGTGTCAACTACATTTGTGTTTGTATTTGCGTTCTGTGAATTAGTATTTGTATTTTGCTGTGTGTTCTGATTTCCATCTCCATTTGTATTTGTTGCATTATCTCCATTTTCATTTACATTAGTATTTGTTTCTGCCATTTGCTTTTCCCTTTCTAAAACTCTTTACTATACTTTGTTTCAAGTATTCTCGTTTCTCTTTCTAATCGTTTTTGCTTCTTCTCTACTGCTTTCATTTCCCTTTTGTATTGGTGTTCATCTCTTATAGTTTGTAACTTTGCAATATGTTTTCGTATTTGCTTTTTTAACACAATTGTACTTTGTGTATCATAATAAGCACCGAACTTCTCATTACAAAACGGACATTCTATAAATGTCTTTATTACTTCTGTATTACCTACAATCTTTTGTTCCTGTTTTAGCGTTAAATCAAATTCCTTGTGGCACTTATCACAAGTTACTTTCAATTATATCACCAACCCTTTCAAATGTCAAGCACTCTGTAACAATTTTTTCATTTTCATCAAAATATTTTTTTCCTGCACAAACCTCTTTTAATTTCTCTCTATCTTCTCTAATCTTCTTCATAAGTCTATCTTTTTTCTTAACATCTTTTGGGGATACAGTCTGCCCTTTTACATTCTTCTTTGCAACCTCAATAATTAGCTTTTTAAGACGTTTAAATTCTTTAAGGGTATTTTTATCATCTATCTGTACAAAATCCCTTGTATGGCATCTTATACAATCACAGTACATAAGTTTGTAAAAATTACCATATTCATCGTGTACGTCCTTTCTAACAAGGTTGCTAGAATCAATCTCAAATACTTCTCCACATTTTTTGCATACTCTCTTAATTTCCATAACTGTTCTCATATTCCTTTCTACTGTACAAAATCCAAAACATATCTATCTATGTCTGGATAAGTTCCTACAGGGCTATTATACCACATTCCAATCTTTTGTGCAATTGTTTTCATATCATCCGGCATTACTGCTTCAAATGTACACATTCCATTCGGATGGTCTAATGGTAACGCATCTTTAGGGAATACTCCTGTTCCTAAACCATATTGGTCTGTTTCTGCTCTTTCTCTGCATATATCACACACACGACCGTGAAAGTTGCTTGTAAGCCATCTATAACCAATAACAAAAGGGTCATTTCTGTTCACGTTTTCAAAACTTTGTTGGTATGCATGGCTTATCATTGTTCTTGCTAAACGCTGTGCATTGTAGTCAACTTTTCCAAAATAGAATGTATCTTTTATCTTTTCTCCAACATATTGCGCTCTCCCTGAATCAACATCACTTTGCCTTGCGATTCTCCAACTTTGTATTGTTCTACTTTTCTTTTGTGCGTTTGGTTCTACATAGCTTTCTAGCTCCTTTGCTATTTCTAATGCACTTTTCCCTTGTGCTGTTCCAATAGATATTATTCTATCCAAACTATCTTGTGTTTTTTTGTTATATCCCAATATGGCGGCACTAAGACTCCAATCATCTTGATATATATTACCATTAACGATATTCCTTACAACCATATCTGGAACATACTGAAATGCATTATGTATATCAGAATCTTTAAAACCACACTGTTTTAAAAAATCACGGATATCAACAACTACTTCATTACACACTGTTGTCATGTTTCTAATAACTCCACCTTTTATATCTTTATTAAGCTGTTCTATTCGCTTTTTAATGTCACGCTTTAAGATTATAAGGTTTTGTTTCTGATAGTTTGCATCATTCATGTTTGCAACTTTTTTAGAAACATCTTTGTATAACTGCCTATACATTTTTTGTATCTCTCTTTGCATTTGCATTGTAGTTGTGTTTCTTACTTCCTCGGCATTTTTTAACCTAAACTTCTGTGCCATTCTTTTCACCCAGCTTTGTTTGTGTTTCTATATCATCAATATTATTTTGCACTTCACTTTCTGTTGTTTGTTTATCCAATTCACTTTGTACTTGTGTATTCATACTCATACTATCGAACATATTCAACTCAATTGCAATCTGCATAAGTTCCTTATCAATCTGCTCATCTGTTTTAAATTCTTCTTTACGCCACTTCTTAATGTACGACTTTCTGCTTCGTGCATTAGCGGCTATCTCAGCAAGGTCTGAGTCTTTTTCTGTTTCTTCATCTTCCATCAATGCATAATTTTCTACCACTTGTATATTATACTGTATTTCTGCAAGTGTTGGAATAACATACAATGTTGAAACAGTATCTTTGTTCAACTTAGCAAGGTCTAATATTGTTTCAACAATAAACTCTAATGCAGGACGCCATGCTTTCATCTTTTCGTCACATCTAACTTGTAACGGATAATACAATGCTTTTAATGCTTTACCACTTGTTATTGTTCCTGCCATTGTTTCTTCACTTATGTTTGGAACATCCAATTCGTTATACATAGCTGTTTTAATTCTTGTTAGCGTTTCTTTTACCGCTTCTGTATGGTTCATTTGTGGTGCTAATGTTCCAACCATAGGAGACTTGTTATCAATATTTTGATTGGTTTGTAAATCCCAGTAAGCACCAGCACCACTTGGAAGGTTTTTTGTCGTGTTTGGACTCATATCTACAGTATATCGAATAGGATTCATGCCTTTTCTTTCACTGTCAATATCACCGTTGCTTAGTCTGCTATATCCTTCCTCATAATATGCTAGACTTTCCATTTCAGAAACACCACGTTTATCTTGTAATGTTCCATCGTTAAAAATAACAATTGCCGGAATATATTCTAATTTTGTTTTTGTTTCTGCAATAAGTTCCTCTACTGGTTTACCAGAACCATTGTATAGTATAGAACTCATATATATTGCATTTTCTCTTTCTTCATACCTGTTTACAAGGTGTAGTCTTTCACTGGTTGTTTTACTTTCACTCACATTTTCAAAACTTATAAACTTTATCAATCTATCAGAACCATATTCTGTTTCATAATAGAATTGCAAACTATTATAAAAATGTGTTTGTATTCCATCTTCTTCCGAAAAATCAACTAAACACGCAACACGCTTACCGATAAAGCAATCTTTTGCACTCTGTAATAATGCTCTTGAAAAATTATTGTTTTTATTATTTAAAACCTTATCAACTAGCCTTTGGTATTCTTGTGCTTCTGCATTTGCTTGTTCTGTTACATCTATTGGTTGTACATAGAAATCTGGTGTTTGTGAAAACATAAATCTTGCTTCTTTATCTATCAACGTTTTCGCAATCTTGAATTTAATGTTTGATGGAACATAATCTCCGGCACTACCTTCTGTATAAAACTTAGCACCTTCTTTATAATCTATATAATTCTGTTGTATTTGTAACAATTCTCTTGTATATATGTTATATCCTATTTTTATCTCATTTCTTAAAACAAAATAAGGAAAATTACATAATGCTGTAGTTACTTCTACTCCATATTGTTTACCTTTCACTGTTATACTCCTTTCTTTTGTTGTTAATATTATTATATATTGTTATTTTATGTTTGTCAATATATATTATATATAATATTCTTTTTATTTATTTCTTTTATCTTACTTTTCTTTCTTTCTTTTTCTCTATACCTTTATAAGCTTCTATTTTACGATTTAAAGCTATTTATAATAATAGGGCGGTATTTCTACCACCCCACTAATAAAAATGATTATATGCCTTTAATAAACGCTACTGAATGTATAACTGGAACTTATCTATTGCTATTCCAAATTCTCCTGCATATCCATCCATACCACCACTTGTAAAGTTGTCTATCTGTTCACTGTAGTATGCTTTACTTGCTATCGGAGAAACTCTATAACATGCTTGTTGGTATTCATATCCTTCTGGTGTTATATAATATACCTCTACTGCATCTATTGTTCTTCCGTCCCCTGCATATCCATTGTTGAAATCATTTATATTGCAACCAGTAACATATGGCAACCAACCTACGCCGAGGATATGTACTCTGTATCTAACAGAACCTTTGTCTACTTTGATTGCTATTCCTGTTATTGATACTCCATCTCCTGCCCCTGCAAAACCATTGCAATTTACATCGTTTTTGTTTGTTATAAAATCCCACCATTTATTTCCATTTGTTTGTACTGCATATGTAGCATTTACTTGTCCTAAACTCTTTAATTTGTTTGTATTTGTTTCTGTACTGTAATTTGTTTTAATACTACTTACTGTACCGTTTATAATATCCCTTTTGAATGTATTCCAGATACTAGCATCTTTTCCACCAGTACCCCAACCATTCCATCCGGGGCACTGTTTTGTACATACATCCCAGTGCCGTACTACATTACCTGCCGGAATGTTATATTTGTTCATAAGGTACTTTGTAAGTTCTACTGTATTCTTATAAGTTGCTTCTGCAATCACTCCATTTGTACTACACATTTCTATGTTAATACAATTATAGTTTGTTACTTTTCCGAAAAGATTGTTACTACCATAATTTACACCAACACCCCATGAGATGTTGTTATCTTCTACACACTGGTAGATACTGTTTTCATCCACAAAATAATGTGCGCTACCTCCCCTATATACATCACGGAAATAGTTTGCATTATTCTTAGCTGTATCTGTATAATTACCTGTATAGTGAATCACAATGTATCTTTTTGTATTTCCACCATTTTCAAAATTAACTTTTGTTAAGTCCCGTATGATATTCATTTGCCTTTAGACCTCCTTATTTGCCTATTTAAGACATTTTTATTATTCAGATAACTTATTCCTTCGCTTCTACTTCTGGAATGCCTGCAATAGACGTAAGAACGCTTACAACACCAGCTACTACACTTGCTGAAAGCACCATCTTCCAATCTACGGAGCTAATTACTGTCCCTGCCCCAATAACACCTACAGCGGTTTGTGCCATTGTTTTAACGGCTCTTATTCCTGTTGCTTTACACCACTTTATCGTATTCACATTCGGCTTAAATACACAATTTTTAAACATCATTTTTTCCTCCATTTCCATTTTGAATCTTACATAATTTTAAATCATTTTTTACTTTCACAATTTCTAGTTCGTGCCTGTCTAATACTTCCCACTGTTCTCTCTGCCCTTTTTTAACATGTTCTTTGTATTCTTCAATATCTCTATTCTGTTTCTCTAACTTGTCATTTTGTTCTTTTATTTCTTTTGCCAACTGTTCAACCATTAGTGTTAATTTTGTCATTGCTTTTGTGTTTTCACTTAATGGTCTGTATATTGCTGTGAATACTCCGATTAAAGAACTTAGCCCTATTACCACAATACCAATCATTTCCGCAGTTGTCACATTGTTATACCTCCTGTTATTTTTTAGTTATACAGAATATCACACCAACTTTTTTTAGATAATTAAAGTGTCATTTAATTGGTTTAGTACAATTCCATTTTAATATCTAATATTAACACTAGAATTCCATCAAACGTGAAATCAGTATTTGAACGAACAGAACAACCTTTTTCATTATTACTATCGTCTTTTTTTACCGCTACATGAAATGACATACCAGAAAATGAACCCGAACTACTATACAACTTATACCTAACTGAATTCGTTTCTTCACCTAAATAATATATTTGTAGAATATCTGTCATATTATTTACAGTTAAATTAGCTCGTTCGAACTCAATATTAAAATCTACCCTATAACCATCTAAACTAGACATTAACCTTACAATACTTACTTTCTTAACATCTAATACAGAACTAATTATACTAAAATTATTCAAAAAAATCTTATATAAATATGGGTCTATATATGACGAACGAAATTTTCTGCCAAACTTTACATCATTTCTTTCGAATGATATATTGTCTACCCTTATATATCTTATATTTGTAGTAGGATAATCAAAATAATCATCACACCCTCTAAAAGAGCCTATAATATTATTTATAACTATTGATGGTTGACCAATATCTTCGCCAACTTTAACCATCATTCTACTTTTTTCGTCAATAGCACTAGGAGCATTTTGATTGTTATAATTTGCAAGTGTGTGAATGGTAAGCTTAACACCGCCATCATAACCAATACCAATGTTATTGGTATCATTATAATAATATTGTATGTTTACTAATTTTCCACTTTTTATGTATAATCCGGTCTGCTTTGTTTCCCAACTCCAAGGATGAAATCTGTCAATATTTGTATTTCCGCTTTCAACATATACGCCATACTTACAATCAATCGGAACTAAGCAATCATGTTTTGTATCACTTGTTGCTATATAAAATCCTGCATTTTTACATAATTTTGCAAAACAATTATTATAATATGTGCGTACTTTTCCTGTGTTAAATCCATCTATTAGAGCATTTGTCACAGACGAATTACTTATATTTGAAACATATAGTGTATCTATTGGGACAGAATCAGACCCTAATATTCCATAACTCGCTAAATTATTACAATCTATACTAACATTATCAATAATTATATGACGTTTGTTATATTTTATAACACTATTCATTGATTCTTCGGCAATTAAATATACATTTCTGATATTGCAATAATTTTTAAATTCTAGCTGTTCTTTTACAACATATTTTGAATCTTTAAAACCTACTATTGGATATCCTGTTGCAATAGCCTTTAAAAAAGACTGCGTATCATCTGTTTTGCCATCACCAATCGCACCGAACATTTCAGGTGTAACATAGTTATTTTTAATATACGGTAAGAAATTTTTTTTGATTTTTATTTCCTCAATACTTCCATCTTGTACGGTTGTAGTTGCTTTGGGATGCTCATTTAGCCAACTTTTTACTGCATTGTTTGTTTGTTCATCTGTTGGCTGTCCTACTTCTACCCACTCAACTTCTCCATCTTTTGCTCTTGGTATTTTATTGTTATCATTGACTGACGGTTTGTCGACTTTATTCTTTACTATATTTTTAATTTCTGCTTTCTGTTCATTTGCGACTTTTAACAGCTCTGCTTCTAACTGATTATAATAATCTCTTGCAACTTCTTCCTGTTCCTGTGTTCCACTTGCTTCCAATCCCTCTAACACTATTCCATTTGCAAGTGTTGTATTCCACTCATTTGTTATTGTTCCATCTGAATTTGTTTTAATGGCGCAAACAATAAAAGAAATGATTCCTTTATATGCTGTTACTTTTCTGCTTAGTTCCCAACTAAATGTTGCATAATCTTCCCCATCTGTTGCTAAGTCTGTAACAATATACTTGTCTTTTCCCGTGTCCAAACCACTTGCATTCTGAAACACAATTCTCAAAGACAATTTACTCAAATCTATTCCATTTCCAACAAATCTCTTACATCTGAAATATTTTCTTTCGCCTTTTTCATCACTCATAACACCGAATATTCTTTCTGTGTCTGGAATAATCATTGTTCTTGTATCTGCATCTATCTCTATTTTATCATTTGTTTCTGTTAATTTTGCTTCTGCCACTTCTGCCGCATCTAATAATTCATCTACACTAGGCACTTCTTACACCTCCTTATGTTTGTTCTATATACATTCTATTTGTTGTTATTCTTGTTTTGTTGCTTTTCCCTGTTAACTCAAAATAAAACATACTTCCATGTGTTACTTCTACTGGAACTGTTACTCTATCCTGTATAATCTCATTTGTTTGTTTTCCATCTACATCATAGAAACTTATAACTCTTTTTGTTTCTTTCCAATCGTTGTCAAAATGGAACACCAAACATAAATAATTATCAGAACCTCTTACAATGTTTTCAAAATCGCATTGTTTGTTTCGTCTTAACAACTGACCAGCAACATCAAAATGTAATTCTCTCATAAGCCTGTACCTCTTCTAATTATTCCATTTGCTATTGTTCTTCCTGTTCCCTGTTCTTCTTTTGTTTCAATGTTTACCGGTTCTGCTTCATGTGTTTGAAACTCTGGTTCTCTATCCTCTACAACTGCAAGTGCTAGTTCCAAACCATTGTGTAAACCACAGCTATAATCATCTGTTATATTCTGTACTTGCATTTCTTTTAACATTCCTATTGTTTCATGTATTCTCTTATATTCTTTCCAATATTTAAACATTCTCATATACCTCTCTAAGCTTCTATTTGCCGTTTTAAGGCGATTTCTTTTAATAGGCTTAAATTCCTTATCCAACCTTTGTATTTGCTTTATAATCCTTTAAATCGGCTACTGTATAATTGTTCAATGCATACCACAAGGCTGAAAGTACGTGGCTATCGATGTTAAATTCATCATATATTATATTACCTTGTTTATCTTTTGCATATGTTAAGTCTTTTAACTCCCTTATAGAGTTTTTACATTTTGGTGAACATACAATTTTGTGAAATCTCTTGACCTTCTTTGTCCCTGCAAGCCTACTACCGGGGAACTTTTTACAAGCATACATTGTAAATCCTTCCTGTCGATAATACTGTATATCTTTTGGAGATGCACTATCGGCAAATATTGGCTGGTTACATCTTTCTGCTCTTTCCTTTACTTTCTGCACACTATCAAGCTTACTGAATTTATCATCTGTTATATGATTTCTATATACTTCATCATAGATGTATAATATTTTGTTTGTATCATCTACCGCACAACTAATCAATGCATTATAACTTGTTTCAAATCCAAAGTCTAACCCGAAGAAATGATAATGCGCTGGTATATTGTTTACTGCATTTGCAAACTCTTTTGCGTTCTTTGCAACTGTAAATTTTGGTAACACTCTCAAACCACTTGCACCAAACCTTCCCCACCTTGCAACAAGCCATAAATGCATATCACTATTCTTTAGACTATCCAAACGTTTTATATAGCTTTCTGGCAAAAATGGATTATCGTCCGGCAAGCTATGATGATAATATACACCATTCTTTTTATTTACAAGTGTACGCTTTTTGTATACCTCTTTTTCACTTTGTATTATATGTTCTTTTCCCTTTTCATCTGTATGTACAAAAAATGTATCATACACCCAATTTTCTTTCCCGATAGGGTTTGTTGTCATTATAAAATGTAATGTTTTATTCGGTTCACGAACACGCCCTAAAAGCTCTGTATATGCCACAAATGTTATCTCACTACATTCTTCCATCCATACAATACTAATACCATGTACAGACTTAATCTTTTCTACATTGTCCAATCCTTTGAATATTATCCTGCTACCATTCGGAAAACGTATCTCCATCGGACTTGCTATTGCTATAACCTCACCATTTGTACTACTTGTGTATCGTGCTTCTCTGGAAGATAAAATTCCTAACCCTGTTAGGATTTCTTTAAATAATGCAAAACAGCTTTCACGTATTGTATCTTTTACCTGTCTTACTACAAGTGCTGTTCTTTTCTCTTCCATCAATTTAAGTATAATCTTTAACGCTACATGATATGACTTACCAGAACCATACCCACCAAACAATAGATACTGTTCATATTCCCAGTCTGTCAAAAAATTTGCAAAACGATTAGAAACATCAATGTTCAATTCTGACATTTGTTTCCTCTCCTTTTATACAACTATAAGCAAGACATAGCTTTTACTTACTACACCTTGCTTATAATTATTATACCATATTTATTTTTGTTATGCAATAATTATTTTAAAATATTTTCTAAGATATCATTTAATATGTCTACTGCCATTTCTTTGGTTGATTCATTCATATGCTTTTTGTATTTCTCACCATGAACCAACTCCATACATTCATCACGAAAAATCAATAACACTTGCATCTTATGTTGCATCTCTTTTTCTTCGTTTTCATCTTTTGGTTCTTTCTGAACAGTTTCGGATAATAGATAATTCAAAATAACCGACGTACTTTCTAGTAGCGTATCCTGTTTCTTTTCCATTCTTTCTAATGTTTCAATCACTTTGTTTTCTTCCATTTGTTTTCCCTCCATATTGGCTTATTTATTTTCTATAGACTTATGCCTAATGGGTCATGTAGGACTCGAACCAACAATTACAAGAGTCAAATTCTTGTGCGTTACCATTTCGCCATAGGGCATTGTATAGGGTGTATATTTTTATGTGAGAGGATACACACCCTACATGAAAAAGAGTAAGTTTACTTTGTGTTTTAATGACTTTAACACCTGTCAATTTGTTTTAAAAACAAATATATATTTTATCTTCCTCTGCCGTTATCACATCTATCTTATTTATATCATAACTCTTTAAATCCTTAACTGTCATCTCGTCTGCTTCATATTTTTCTCTATCGCTTGAATCAACAATAACAATATCTTCATAGTTATTACCAAACAACTTTTTTTGATTAACTCCATTAAATCATTGATTACCATGTTTTCACATCCTCCTATTTGTTTATAGTTCTATGTCATCAATAGAGCCTTTATAGAATCTTTTTTACCAACTCTGTAAAATCAAAATAATTTATCCTGCGTCTAAACGCTTCTCTTTCTGCTCTCTTATACTGTCCTCTTCTTAACAATGATGCAACCTGTACCATAATCCCTACTTCCTCTCTGTTGTGTTTGTTTCCTTTGTCTCTTTCTGATTATATATTAACATAAGTTTTCATAAATGTCAATAGGTTCTTGTAAATTTCTTTTTAATTCTTCACTTTCATATTGTTCTGCAATTTCCTTTGATACTTTACAACCACTATGTTTATAACATTTATCAACATCATCATAATATGTTCTCCCTTTGCACCATTTTACATAAGTGTATTCTGCCATAAATAATATCATATCTCCATTAAAGTCCATTACTAACTTAATGATGCCATCAGTTATTTTATGTGCTCTATTTACAGTTAAATAATCAACACAATCTTGTTTCATAGCCTTAAATGAATGTGATACTCTAACTCTAATCATATTCCTCTACTACCTCCAACTTCTTCAAGTCCAGCACATTTATACTCACAACTGTCTTTTTCATCACAATAAAAGCAACATTTAGAACATTTACTATCTTCTGAAATAGAAATATCAATTAAACACTTCAACATATTATCACCTTGCTTTCTTTGTTTGTCATCTTATTTGTTCCTCCTGTTTTATCTCATATCTTTCTGTTTTCCTCTTTCTGATATTATAATACTATATTATATATTAAATGTCAAGTGTTTTTATATAATATTTTATATTTATTTATATAATAAAATAAGCACCTATTTATGGTGCTTAAATTCCTTTTATTGATATTTTTATTATTGGGTTATAATCAATGTATTTTCTGTTCTTTTTACTTCTTCCTTTATTCGATGTGTCTAGCCTTACTATATTGCTTCCCCATTTCTTTTGTAACAATTCAAATTGTTCTTTTTCCTTTTCCATGTTCCTATAAATTGTACAGCCACCTTTTGGCTCTGACTGTCTGCAATTATAATGATAACCATTCAATCTAAGAACACCTCTGTATTTGTTACAATTCTGAATAAATAAATCATAATCTTCTTTTAATGGTAATGCTTCATCATACCTACATTCCATCCCTTTTAAGAAACAACCAAACACACCTAACACAACACTGTTTGTACTGAATGGTGTATAATGTCTAAAACTCATTGTATCACTATTTATATTTACACCCCACATTTTAAAACCCCACTGGTAACATAACATTGAATACCTGTAAATGAAATCAACAAATTCTTCTGTTTTTACTTTTACTTTCTCATATGCATATGTTTTATCTTCTGACATTTCAAAGTGTTCTATTGCTTTTAAATCATCATCTACAATACAAACAATGTCTGCACCATTTTCAAACTCTGTATCAAGTATATAATTCCTTATTCTACTCACATTTCCTTGTATTCCTTTAGGACATTTAACTATGTTATCTTTATGCTTTGGATTAAACTCTAAATAATTTTCATATTCTTCTGGTGCTACATACACCTTGCAAAAGGGCAGATATTTTAGTGTTTCAACATATGGTCTTTTATAACTAGGACAGCATATTGCTATTTCTTTGTTTTTATACCTCATTTTCATTTATCCTTTCCAAAACCTTAATACCATCTATTACCCTCCCAACTCCTGCTCTTTCTCCAAATGTTTTTTTATTTCCATTTTTCTTTGTAGGATATGCCTTTACTTTTTCAACTCCTAACACTCCCATTGCGTTTATCCAATCTATTTTGTTTTCAAACTTCAATACTATATAATTGTTTTCTTCATTTAATATCTCTGTGAATGGTACTTCAGGCTCTACTTCCACTGTTTCGTCTGCTAATGAATCTATTGTAAATCCAAATACTTCCATATCCATTTCTGCTATCTCTTCCAAACTCTGTTTTAATAAATCTGAATCCCATTCGCTTTCGTTCAATTTGTTATCTACTAACCTATATGCCTTTATTTGTTCTTCTGTTAAATCTTCTAAACATACAGTAGGTACACTTTTTAGTCCTGCTTTCTTTGCTCCTAAGATTCTACCATGTCCGGCTACAACACTATTGTTTTTATCTACAATTACTGGCTGTGTAAAACCAAACTCTTTAATACTGTTTGCTATTTGTTCCACTTGTTCTTTATTATGTTTCTTTGCGTTCTTTTTATAGGGTTTTAAATCCTTTATCTGCCTATATACTATGTTTAGTTTCTGCATTTGTTTCTCCTTCCTGTTTTGTTCTATGTTTTGTTAGAGGTAAACTGTAGTATATTTATATACTTTTTTAGCA